GCGCCATTTACGCCAGCACCGCGATTTCAGACCCGGCCCGTGGTGCTGTCCGCCACTCCGATCTTGGCGATACCGCACATTCCTACTCCTGCAGTTATTCCGCAGCCGGAACTTGTGGATGCAGTTGCGTGCGTTACAATCAAAGGTCAGACGCTGACATTTGCCGAGGCGGATCTCTTCTTAACAAAACTGCAACAACTGGGTTTTGGAGATCCTGACTTCAAAGCACCGGACCAACACCGCCTTGTTCGACAGACATTCAAGATCTACGGAATCGTCTTGGAGGAAGCTGAGTTTCACGAAGCCGCCATCGAGCTGATTCGTCTACTCCGCTAGGCGTCTGTCGATGAGACGGCATAAAGAGAGGGCTCACACCCTCTCTTTTTTTTTGGCTTTTATGCCGGCAAAGCGTCACCCAACCAGATTTGAGGACCAAACACCTTCACTGCACCGGTATAGATTTCAGCGCGAGCACGACTGAATCCACCTTCAAGGAGCAGGTCTTTGAAGATATCCAGCGTTACTTGTTTACGAATCCAGAGACTGGATCGGAACTGGCAGAAGGCGTCATGAACCAGAGAGGCGTAATATGCCTGAGGATAGCCGTCAGCATCGCGCGAACCATCCGGTACACCAATCCATCCGACAAATGGCATGTAGTACTTGGGCGTGCAGCCATCCCACGCATAGTGCTTTGTGACCACCAGTGCGTTGTCGTGGATGTAGAGCCAGTCGTTCTTGAAATCCACACCTTCAAGATGTGGCGACTGCATGACATAGTCCTCTTGCAGCTGATAGCGCCATGCGCCATCTGGATTGATTTTGATCCTACTCATGTCTACCCTCTTAAATGAGACGTTTTTTAGTCAGAGCCTCTTAAAGCTCTCAAAGCAACCTCGGCAGATGTGCATGTAGCATCACTACCTCTCTTTTTTCTTTGTGAGTTTCATCACAAAATAAAGCGAGCCACGCCACCACACACATAGTCGGCGAGAGCGCTAAACCCTCGCCAGACTACGGATGCGCGAATCAGTCAGTGCTTGCGGTTGCGACCAGACTGAACGGGATCGTGATGATGCCGGTGGTTTGGCCAGCACTGCGAATGCTGATGGTGCCTGTAGCGGTGATTGTCTGGGCCCCGGTTCCGGAACCGTACGCGAAGGCAGAAACGACGCGATCCGATCCAAGACTGAACCAGCCGGACTGATAGCTCGACTCGATCACATTGGTACCAAAGACGGTCAGCGAGCCCGTACCTTCTCGGGTCTGAACCTGGACACTGATCTCGAAGTTGGCACCGTAACCCAGACCAGTGGTGCTGAGGTAAGCGGTCGGAGCGCCGGAATTTGTGGCACCGACGATAGCGCCATTTGACTTGAACGCCAGTTCGCTGTACGACGATTGGATGCCGGAGAACGCCTCTTGAACTGCCGAGAGCAAGTTGCCGGACGGATACCAGCCAGTCACAGCAGCGGTGAAGTTCGGGGCCACTGGCGTTCCAACATAGACGCACGGCAGCAGCGCCATGTTTCGAGGATGCACCACCGCGCCCGCGATGGCGCCAGCATTGCGCATGCGAATATGGTGATCGTCGCCATCCAGACTACGACCAGTTACGCGCCAGCCAGACCAAGACCCATCGGCCGGTACGTTCTCGGCACCAGCGCTGTTGTTCTCGCCAGCAGGATTGCGACCAGATTCAAACTGAGCCAAGCCGCCACCGACTGTGGCCGAGCTTTGCCAGCTGCCCAGCGCGCGACCAGCATCAACCCCACGACCCATGTCCATACCGCGAATGAATTCGCCGCGCAGATCCGGAAGTTTGAAAGTGCTGACGCCATCGCCTGCGCCGAACAGCGTTCCCATGACAGAGAACAGTTCCGAGTAGACTTTACGTGAGACCACTGACCCGTCACACACCAGAAAGCCGGAAGGGGCTTCAGCGCGAGCGAAGAAACACACCTGTCCGACCATGAAAGGTAGTGCGGTCGGCGGGATGCCTGATGTTCCGCTAATTGTCAACATGTTGTTTTTCCTTTACGTCCAGGAACGCAGTTCCGACCACTCGACCAACTGCAGCGTGTTTGTACCATCGAGGTATTTCACGCTGTACGTGGCGCCGGCAGGAACCTCGAAAGAGATGTTCTCCGTGGCGTCCGCGTAGTTACTACCATTGAGGTCACCGACCTGCTGGACGATGATGCGCTCTGTGTCGATGAAAACCGCAAAACGGGGACGAGTACCGGCGGTGCTTGCTGCATTCGATGTGATCGAGACAGAGACTTTGATTTCACTCTCGGTCGGATTGCTGTAAACACCACCCAAAGAGCGACTGGCCAGAACAGACTTCCAAGAACGAGCCGGCGTGACCACTTGCGTCGGAGTGCCTGAGGAGCTACCGCCGGAAACAAAATGTGACCGAATGCAGAACACCAGCGCCACGTTACGAGGGCGAGTTGCCGCGTACCAGTTGTTGAGATTCCCCTCGGTGAGAGCGTATGTCTGGCGACTGTTGCCGGAAGCGTAGATTACGGCAGTTCCAGGGAACATGTCCAGAGTTACGCGATCTGCACCGTAGTCCCAGTATGGCTTGTTTTCCAAAACACCAGCGTCGGCATTGGTACCGTTGTCGTCGTAACCACCAACGATCGTTGCTTTTTGGCGACTGCCCAGAACACGTCCAGGGTCGGCACCCCGCCCAGCGTCCCAGCCACGAATGAACTCGCCGCGCAGGTCAGGGATGTTGAAAGTGGTTGTCCCGTTACCTGCACCGAAGGTGGTTCCAATGAGCGCAAAAAGATCGGCGTAGTCTGTTCTCGAAAGTGCGCGACCGTCGCAAATGGTCCAGCCAGCCGGAGCATTGCTGCCAGCAAAAGCAGAAACCGATCCGATCGGTGTGCCGTTACTGGCTGCCGTGTTCAGTTGGGTCAGCGTAACAAGACCCATCAAATCTGAGGTGTTCTTGGCAACGCGAATACCGTCTTGCGTCAGTGTCGCCACCAACGTGTTACCGACGTAGATATCGCCGTTGCCATCGATGAGGGTACTCATGGTGAGTTATCCTTTTTTTAGGTCTTGATGAAGTATGCCAGCGCAACACTGCGGGGACGAGTTTCGGAGCCTCCCGAATAGTTCGTGTTATACACCGCCCCAGCTCCGCCAGCATCGTCGATCCCGCCACCTCCTGAATTATTGGTGATGTTGCGGAAGTCAAATGTGTGGTTGTGGGACCTGAATTCATCGGCCTGCCATGAGCCAAATCCACGACCAGCGTCCACACCACGACCTTCGTCCCATCCTCGAATGAACTCACCGCGCAAGTCGGGGAGGTTGAAGGTATTGAGCCCATCTCCAGCACCGAATGCCGTACCAATGGCTGCGAACAAGCGCGCGTAGGTCGTTCTGGAAACTTGCTGGCCGTTGCACTTGAGCCACCCTGTTGGTGGAGTCGGCATGGCGAAAGAAACCACGGCTCCGGGAGGAGTGACCATGGTGGCGACCTGACGGAGAGTCGTCGGCTGCATGTCTTGCGTGGCATCGGCATCCATGAATGCGCCCAAGCTGGAGAAAGACATGCAAGTGCGTGTACCGTGGCGAAGGTCCGTCCGAACCCCAGACGGCTCTGTGAAGATTGTGAGACTCATTTGAGTTTTCCTTACTTAGACAATGGTCCACGAGGAACCTGTCGGGATTGTCACCGAAACACCATTGAGAATCGTAATGGGTCCCGCAGTCATCGCGTTCTTGCCGGGTGTGATGGCGTAATCGGTCGTGACCACTTGGTCGTTCTCGTAAAACACGAGATCGTCTCCACCGCCTCGAGCACCACTGAGCTTGAGGTCATTTTCAAGCTGACTGAGCTTTGTCAGGTTGCGATTATCCCACAGCGTCGTCAGAGCACCCCACTTCGTGATGTCACCAGTGTCGTCGTTGACACGGTAAGACAGTGCACCTCCAGGAGCAACCTCCTCGTAGTTCCAATTGGTCACCAGCTGCATCTGGCGATTGTTAGAGCCAGAGACTGTCAAGCCTACTTTATGGCTGCCCAAATCAGAACTGGAGTATGCGTCGAAACCGATCACAGAGTTCGCAGGGAACTGCTGTGGTGGCATGCTCAAGGCAGCTGCATCGGCATTCATCACGTAAAACATCGACGGACGAGCAGACATGCTCACGCCGGCACTGGGGTAGTTGGCAAATGTCTGCAATCCCAGCGAAGGTGAGTTCAGCCCACTGATGCTCTTCCATTCTGCCGTCTTGGCTGCCGCAGCGATGCTTGTGTTCAGCGCCGTCGTAAGCGAGGAAACGGTGGCATCCACCTGCGCCATCGTGTAAACACTCAGCTGCGCCGCCGTCACGTTGTGCGGATTGTCGGTTCGGCCGGTATGGTTGTTGATGGAATTTGTCAGGGTGGTGCGGGCCTGATTGAGCAGCGTGTCAGACTCGGCTCGCGTATAGGCACCAACCTGTGCCGCCGTGACAGCGTGTGGGTTGTTGCGAGCACCAGTGTGCGAATTAATCGAGTTGGACAGGGATGTGTTCAGATCCAGCAGCTTAGTGTCAACAACCGGCTTGGTGTAGACATTCAGCTGTTCGGCTGTCAGACGGTGTGGATTGTCGTAATCGACCAAGTGCGCGGCCAACCCCGAAGCAGATGTATCCCCCTGCAGGCTGAGCTTAGCAATCTCATCATCGATGTACTTGTAGATCGCGTCATGGGAAACACTGTCGCCCATGATCAATGCTGCGCGAATACGGTCAAGGCTGTGAACCAGGTATTCGAAGCCAAACACATCACCAATGTCATGCAAGTGATGGCTTGGTGGGAACTCGCTAGGTTTCATCACCAAGTCACCCCAGCCAACCGGGCGCTCATCGAGCTTGAGCTTCTCGATCTGCTGGCTGATTGCGGTCATGGAGTTGCTGAATTCCCCACCGAGCGCTTGGTACGTCAGCTCAATGTTCGCACTGACATTCTCGTCAACGATCATCACGATCGCGCAGATTTCCTT